TACTACCATCTGCAAAACTTTGTGGCTTACTGCCACTGATATTATTGAATCCCTTCTCGCTATAAACATAATATTCGTTCTTAATCTTCTTCGCTATTGCTTGGTTGTCGTTTTGTCCAATTTTTTCATTTTTATACTCACGTACTTTCCTAAGCTTGCGAGGATCAATATATCGTAATTCTTGAATGCCCTTCTTAGGGGCTTTAATATCAATCATAACATGATAGTTGATTCTTCCATCAACATACCACTTTTGAAATGTTTCGTATCCAGTGTTAGAGAAGTCTAGTAGTTTAAGTACGCCATCGAACTCTTCTCTAATCTTTTTCTTAATGTTATCAGGTTGATCTAAGTCATCTGTAACACACTCAACGACTTTTTGGTCGTTTGAGATTGAAATTGCTTCGTTCACTACATCGTCAATAGCTTGAGACACCTCAGGCTGTTGCATCATAGTTCTATATTTCTGTACAAGTTCTGCTTCTGACTTTGCAGTACCGTCCATATCCAAGAAAGTACTGATCCCAGTACCAGTTGCGGCGATATTTACAGCGCCGTCATCAGTTTGCGGAGTAACGAAAGATGGAATGTTGTCATTCTCATCCTTCTTCCGCTTTATTTCAAATCCAAATAAATCCATAGTTAATCCTCTAATAGAGGGAGAGAAAACTCTCTCCCCTAATTATTGTCCAATTAAGCGTTGGTTCCGCCGTTGCCAGTGATTCCACCGTCAACGTTCCACCAATCATATTGGAATGTCACATCAAATCTTTCAATGTCGTCCGTAGTGTTCCAGTCCATAGCAATTGAAGCAACTGCTGTTGGAAACAGACCATTAAAGTTATACGATCTCAACGGTACACCGGTTTTTGAGTACTGAGTAATCTGTGCTTGTGATTTATACTCTGAACTCGCCGCTGTCGCTAACTGTCGTGTATTACCTTCGTGTGCATTGATTGAAGCCATCCAGTTTTCCATCGCATTGCGAATTAGGAAGTCTTCATCATTCATGATAGTAACAGTCCATTCAGCGAATGTTCTGTCACCTGCGATTTTTACTTTACGACCGAAATACGGGATCTCGATTGTACCCAGAGTACTCTCTGGGATTGCTGCCGCCTGTACCATGAAAGGTGTTTTAAGATCGGCTATTGCATTTACAGGGTTTGTAATCTGTACTTGAAATAGCGATGCTTTAGCACCCCCGAAGGTCAGTTGGCTTTTAATTTCATTAATGTTGAAAGCCATTATTCATATCTCCTTTGATTAATATTTATTAAAACTGACCTACTACTTCAGAAAACTCTACGCCCGATCTAACGGCTACAAAGTTAAGCTGAATGAAGTTGATAGAACGTGCTGGCTTGATATAGATATCGCCAACAAATTGGTTACTATCAATGACATTTGAGGTGTTGTTAGTTTCGTCACAAACAACTCTAAAGTCATAGATACCACGTCTACCTTGAACATCTCGCAAGAAAGGCTCAACTAGGTTCTTGAACTGGGCTCTCGTAAAGTCATCGTTGAATTCGAACAGTGTAGACTTAGCGGCTATACCGATTGCTTTCTCAAGAACGATGAACAATCTACGCACGTTAATTCTATCAAACGCTGAAGTCGTTGGAGCAAAAGTCTTGTCTCCGAACAATACAGTGCCTTGACCTGGCTGTGTAATAACTGGATTGATCTTTGCTTTATAAAGCAAATCTCTTTCAGCTTTATGTGGATTCAATCGTAGCTTAACAACATTCTTGATATTTCCTCTACTATAACCAGCAGGTGAGAACCAAGGGTCTCTTACGTCATCAGTTCTTGCACAAAGACCTGCGATATCAGCATTCAACGGAATCCAACGATATACGTCTGAGTACTTGTCATACTGATATTTATATCCGCTGTCCACGACTGCAAATGTAGAAGCAGTAAGGCCGCCAGCAAATGTTTTCATATTATCAACAGTAGTATCACTTAGTTCTGGTGAAATGAATGCTACACAATCTTTACGAACTTCACATACATTATTGATGATGTGATTCGCAAGAACTGTTCCTCTTGCTTTACCTTGAATGATTAGAGATACATCTACGTCGGCTGGATCTATATACAGACTGTAGCCTTCATTTAATTTACCTACTGGCATTGTACTTTCGTCTTGACTATCAACTCCACCGGCAAGACTTACTTGACCAAAAGTCAGTTGTGCTTGAAGTCCCGCTTGAGCGATAGTACATGCAATCCAGTCTGAACGATTATCGAAAACGTCTGGTGAATAGTTAGTAGATCCATCTGGGTTAATTGAACCAGGTGCAGTATCAATATCTTCAAACATTTCTAAGATTGATCCTGCAGTACCAGAAATTTTGCCATCTCTGTCACGCACGACAACGTGCATTCTAGTTGCACTTGAAGGAGCAGAGTCAAATAAATCTGCATCTCTCCACTGTATGTTGAATCCTGCACTGTAAGCACCGCCATCAGCTGGACTAAACACTCTATCGAAAGTGATTTCCCTTACGAATGGACCGCTTCCGGTAGCATCATCGATATTAGTAACGACTAATTCGATTCCAGTTGATAGAACAATTTTACTTCCTACTGAGAGGTATCCAGGAACTGTATTTGCGGCTGACGCAGTAATTGTACCTTTTGTTTTATAAGGTTGAATAGCTAAAACATCTGTTTTCGCAGTTAGCCCCATATTATTCCCAACACAGTGAGATACTTGAATAGAGTTACCTAATGTACCTTTATATTTTGCATTAAAGTTTGTACCGCCTGATGCTACAGCAGTGCCGACAACACGTGTTACGTATAATGCATCACTATACGATAAAAAGTTTGCGGCTGAAAAGAATGTCTCATAGTTTGACCACTGAGTGTTTGTTACTGTACGAGGAGTACCTTGCACAATAGTAGGAGCCGTATCGTTTGCGGAACCTGAACCACTACCTGTATAACTAACGCTATATGTTGCGATTATTTGATTACCGACTGAAGACCACGTGAGTACAATCTTGCCACCAGTAAATGATACAGAGTAAGCAGTTACGCCTGATGCTGTAAGTTTAGCTTGAATCGCAGTTGCAATAGCTTCTATATCAGCATAATTGCCTGCGGCAGTAGCGTAAGATTCGGTACCAACTACAAGTGTCCACAAATCACTGTTTGCACCGCCTGATGTTGGTTTAGCAACATCGTCAAACGTTACTGTCTCTGCTGTGCCTGCCGAATTTTCGACTGTCGTAGAGCTACTTAATGGTTTACCAAAGCGATTAACTAAATCTTGCTCTGATGTTACTAGTATTCTTTCTAGTTCTGGACCCCAACGGAAAACACCTGCGATTGCGCCTTCAGTTGTCGATACAGCGGGGACGACATTCGTTAAGTCGATTTCGCTGATATTAACGCCTGGACTTGTTTGAAAAGCCATTTCTCATTTCTCCTTGTTTATTTTGTAAGTTATAAACTTCTTTATTTCTATATTTATAAAAACAGCAATTTAGTAGTTTAACCATTGGGCTGTTCCTATCTGCTCATCGTCAAGGATATCCTCGTCATAAGTGTTGAAACCAATTGGCAGAAGGCTTTCCATAAGTTCTTCTTCGTTCCTTGATCTGAGTTTATCGATAGTATTTATGTCTGTGACTTCTTTGAAAAACGTTTGATCGGTCATCCATCCGAATAACACTAGACACATAACCAAATCATCGTGTGTTCCAGATTCTGCTTCATAAGAATTGCCACGTCTGGAGAATGTCGAAAGTTCATTTATTGTTCCGAAGTCGTTAATAATTAGCTGATCTTGCTCAATTAACATTTTGAGCATATTACAGCCAATAGACTTCACATTTTTTGTGGTTCTGATTCCTTTATCTGCGCTTTTAGAGAAGCCTGTTGATAATCTTTTACCTGCTCTTCCTGCTGATTCAGTGTACATTAGCGTTTCAACTTCAAATTCATAATGCAGTACTTCCGATACTTGTTCGCCAATGTCGTTTACCTCTATTAGAGTATAAGCCTCGTTATATCTCTCTATACTTCTATATATGATTTCAGCGTAGTCAATAGGGGTAATAGTGTTGTCTTTATACACACATACCTGTCTGTATGGCATCTCAGTAACATCAATTATCTGAAATGCAGAATAATCTAGACCCTTTCCTCTTGATACATCAACAACACACACGTACACGTGTCCTTCCTCGGGTTGATGATAAACCTTCATCTTATCTGTCTGAGCAATAGGATGTAGATCAACCATAGTCTTAAGTTTTGATCCTTCAATCAATGTTCCAGAAGAGCCCAAGAAAGCACATTCAAATTCTTGCGAGAACTTTTGTTGATCAAAGTCCATAGCCGCAAGAGTTTCCTTTTTCCACTTGTCATCACGACCTGGCACTTTTTGCCAAGGTACTTCAACGTAAATGTAACCATTCTTATCTTCTTGTGCGCCAACACAAGTCTTATAGAAGTGATTCAGTCCGTTAGGTGTAGAAGTGAAAAGAATTTTGGTGGTATTACCAGACGAAATCGTTGGAAAAACAGAAGCAAAGAACTCATCCCAGTTCTCTACGAATGCAGTCTCATCGATATACAAGAATGATATAGATTTACCACGAATAGCACTAGATGATGTAGAACCAGCAATGATCTTACATCCATTTTCAAACTCAACAGAACCTTTGTTCCATTCGATAACGCCCTGTTGTAGCCAAGCTGGGAGTGCTTCGTATGCAATTTTGATTCTATCTAAGATTTCACGTGCCGCATCGCCTTTGTTTGCGAGTAGTGCGACAGTTTTAAAGTCGTTAAAGATGATATAGTGTAAGATTACTGCAACGGCTGTAGTCGTTTTACCAGCCTGTCGAGAAGTATTAACAGTAACTCGTCTGTTCTCAGTGATTGCAGTACATATCTCTTTTTGGTAGTCGTACATCTTAATCGGTATAAGACCGTGATCAACGTGTACGATTTGAATGTATTTTTCTGAGAAGTATATAGGATCCTTAGCGCATTTCATGAATTCAGATATCATCTCTTGAGAGAATTCTACATCTGTTCCTTTACGCTTTAGGTTGATGTTACCATTGTAGCCTTTTGCTTGTATATTACTCACTGCTTCTCATGTCCTTTAAGAGTTGTTGGAGTTCAGCAGTAGATCCCACAAAAAGATTATTATTACTCACTGTTTTCTCAGTCGGATTCTTCTCTTCTTCGCTCTCTTGCTTCTTAGTAGACATTGTTACTAAATCTTTGTTCGCATCTACAAGCGTCTTCATGATAGTGGACACAACCTCATAAGCACGTGGATGCTCTGATGCCTTTGCAACATCTAACATTTGCTCTAGTGCTTCCGTGCCGGTTTCAATGATGTTATAGAAGTTAGTCCTAGCATAGTCATAGTCTCTGTCAACTTTATCATCAACAGGTTTAAGTTCTGCCAGATCAGACTTCTTAGGAACTACCAATTCGCCTTCTCCTTCATTCAAATTTTGCAAAGGTTCAAGACCCAAGCTATTACTAATTTCATCTTTAATCATGTTAAACATCCAATATTTGTACGATCTCTGCCCAATTATCATCAATATTAATATTTGAGTATGGTACAGTGTCCGCAATCTTCGTAGTAGGCTGACCACCACTGGTCAATCCTGGTTGCACGTTCACTTGTTCTTCTGCTACAGTTGCAGTTGTACTAGTATATATGTTATTGTCAACGAACTTAATCATCTTCTTCTTAGACGTTGGTCCAAAGTAAAACGCTTTCATTTGAAAGTTTAACGTCCATATTAGCACTCTCCGGCTTTCAAAGTCTCCTTCATAGCTGTCTTCTGTAGTTACGCTCTGCAAAACAACAGGAATATCTACATAAAAGTCCATTGAATCGATCATCTTAACACTAACAGTCACGTCTGGCTTAAAATACGGTAATATTTGTTCAAGTATTTTAGTACCATCTTCTGTATACTTTGTCATAATATTCAGTTGAAAGTCGATATCATAAGGTGCGGGACTATACAGGTTTAGCATCTCGTTGTCATTACTTGTTATAGACTTTGTTTGTCTTACTAATGAGCCAACTTTGCGTGTAGGACTATAGTTCATGCCCATAATTTCGAAGGACATACGAGGTAAAGTAATCGCTGGCTTATCCAGATTAGGATCACCTTCAAGTCTAGCAAGAAGTTTTTGCATAGGAGCATAGTTGATAGGCACAGTCATTCTCTGAATTTCTGTACCAGCGTTATTGCTTCTGCCTATCTGAATGTCATTAAATAGTGTTCCGAACACTGCGACATATCTTCTAGTAGATTCGTTGTAAAAGTGTTGACCAAACATTAGAAGTTATCCTCCCCAAATGGGTTACTCTGACTGAAATCTAATATATTATCGCCCAACGTCTCTATTGTTGTATTATCTGCAATTGTGTCATATAATTCAACACTCTGTAGCTTAGACGCTTCTACTGTAATTGTTTCGCCCATTCCAACTGTGGTTGTATTAATATAGTAATATGTACCAGTTGTAGCTGGAGTCCAAGTGACTTTAGCTCCAGCTGAGCCTGGTGTACCAGTGACTACGAGACCGGCAGTAACCGGATTACCGCTACTTGGAGATGGAGTTGTATAGATTCTTAATGGCTTATTGGTGTTAGAAGTGTGTGATTGGTCAAATATAATTTTCTCATCAATCCTCGCTTCAAGTTTAGGAGTGCTTATAAGATCGCCTCTTTCATCTGTTGCCTGCATGTGAAACACATTGCTTCGAACTTCTACAGTAAACGTTGTACCATCACTATCAATGAAGAGATTATCAGATTCGAACTTATCGTCAATATATGGAAATCCAGTATTGAATCGTTCTCCACTGTACTCATATAGTTCACATCTAAGATCGTATGTCTGCAAAGATCCCATTTGATAAAAAATTGATTCATGCTCTACGTGCTGAATCACAAACATCTTTTGATTAAGAGGCATGTAGATGACATCGCCTTCACGAGGTCTGTTAATTTCACTGTTAACTCCAACTTCTGACTCGTATGTACGCATTGCTATAGTTAATGTCATCGAGTCACGAATCTGTAGACCGAATTTAGATAAGAAGTCTCCTTCTCCCTCAAACCCATCTACATTCTTGACATACATCTCAACTTCATATGCATCGCTGTATGTAGGAAGATCGTCTTCATTCAGAAGATCATCTTTTGCGCCTATAGTTCTAGGCAGATACATAGTGTCTATTCCGTATATCTTAATCGATTCCACGACCAAATCATCGATAAGCGATTGCTCCATCGAATTCTCGTAGTTTTCGAAATAGTAATTCTTAGCCACAGTTTCTACCCTATCATGTCAACGACAGGAAGAGAATACGAAGAGATCATTTCTTCTTCTAACTTCGCTATCTCATCACGTGCGTCATTTAAAATCTGTTCTCCGCTGAACTGAATATTGCCTGGCAATGTCATGCCAGTGAATTTGGTTAAGTTACTACCCCATTGATATTTAATCTTAGCAGTGGCATAGTTCTGTAACCAACGATCTTTGTATACATCAGCATAGATAGTAGGGTCAACAACTTTGTAACACTCTGCTACAATATATTCTCCTACGACTAATCTATCCCAATCTGTATCAATGAAAAGTCTATTGATGTGTCTGTTGTATCTAATCGGTTGCATACCAACCAATAATTCTTCCATAAATTGCAAGTTTTGCATTGACATGAAGTAGTTAGTTAAGTTATAATTGATCATATCATGTATGTTGTTCAATACAAATTGATACTGTACATTAAACATGCCGGTACTTGCAGTGATACTTGATCCTACTGGAAATAAATTGATTACTCCGATAACATTCTCAGGTACAGTAATGTACTGATTCGTTATATCATTTTGCGTGATTTGATGCTTGAAGAAGGTTCTTTCACTGCCATCGAAATGATAGTCCCAGTAGTAAGACAGAGCCTCATCGATACGATCTTGTGCTTGATCATCATCAACGTTAATCTCTATTACTGGTTTACCTAATTTTCTTAGGCACCATTCTGCAAATTGCTGTCTTGTCGTTGGCTGTGCCATATCTATTTCCCATAGTTAGTAGATTGCTATAACTATTTATAAAGCGTTGTAAGCGTCCACAAC